TTAGATGATGTTCTAAACGAGGATTATCGTCATCCGATACCAATGGGTATTCCGGGGATAGATAGACTCTTAAAAGGAGGGTTGGCTAAAGGTGAAATCGGTGTTATTTTAGCACCAACAGGTGTAGGTAAATCTACTTTACTTACAAAAATCTCAAATCACGCATTTAATTTGGGATATAATGTGTTACAAATATTCTTTGAGGATAACCCAAAGATTATTCAACGTAAACACATTACATTATGGACAAAAATCCATCCGGATGAATTGTCTATTAGAAAAGATGAAGTAATAACTAAAGTTCAAGAAATTAAGGAAAAAATGCCTAATGAATTGATACTTAAAAAACTTCCATCCGATACTGTAACAATGATGCAGATTAAGAATCAAATCAGAAAAATGATTTCAGAAGGAATCAAAATTGATATGGTATTATTGGACTACATTGACTGTGTGGTACCGGATAAAAACTTGGGGGATGAATGGAAATCTGAAGGGTCTGTGATGAGAGGTTTTGAATCTATGTGTCACGAACTTGATTTGGTAGGATGGACAGCGACTCAGGGTAATAGAAGTTCAATATCGTCTGATGTTGTTACAACCGACCAAATGGGTGGGTCTATTAAAAAAGCACAGGTTGGACACGTAATCATTTCCGTGGCTAAATCTTTACAACAAAAAGAAATGAAATTAGCAACAATCGCAATTACTAAATCACGGATTGGTGATGATGGTGTTGTCTTTGAGAATTGTAAATTTGACAATGGTATGTTGGAGATTGATACTGAAAGTTCAGTAACATTCTTAGGATTAGAAGAACAAACCGAAGAAAGAAATAGACAAAGAATCAAAGACTTGTTAGACAAGAGAAAAGAAAAAAACCAACAACAAAATTAATTTAAAATGAAAGAAAAAATATTAGAACCGAATAATGACCGATTCGTTATCTTCCCTATAGAACATAACGATATATGGGAATTTTATAAACAACACCAAGCCGCGTTTTGGACGGCAGAAGAAGTGGATTTATCTAACGATATTAGAGATTGGGAAAATCTATCTGATAATGAGAGGTTCTTCCTTAAAAATGTATTAGCGTTCTTTGCGGCGTCTGATGGTATTGTTAATGAAAACTTGGCTGAGAATTTCTTAAAAGAAGTTCAATATGCTGAAGCAAAGTTCTTCTACGGATTCCAAATTATGATGGAGAACATTCACTCATTAATGTATTCATTATTGATTGATACTTACGTATCTGACGAGAAAGAAAAGGATGAATGTTTTCACGCAATTGACAGATTACCTGCCGTTCAAAAGAAAGCTAAATGGGCTCTTGATTGGATTGAAAACTCTTCATTTCAAGAAAGATTAGTGGCGTTTGCGGCGGTTGAAGGTATATTCTTCTCCGGTTCATTCTGTTCTATCTTTTGGATGAAATCAAGAGGAATTATGCAAGGATTGTGTAACGCTAATAGTCTTATTTTTAAAGATGAAAACTTACACTGTGATTTTGCTATCCATTTGATTAACAATCACGTTGAGAACAAACCAACAGAGAAAAGAATTAAAGAAATTTTATTATCTGCGTTAGAGATTGAAAAAGAGTTTATTACTGAGTCATTACCTGTATCTTTAATAGGTATGAATTCAAATTTGATGAAACAATATCTTGAATTTGTAACTGACGGACTATTAGTTAAGTTTGGATGTAAGAAACATTTTAATGTGGAACAACCATTCAAATTTATGGAACAAATAGCTGTCGAGACAAAGGGTAATTTCTTTGAGTCAAGAACTATGGAATACCAAAAGGCGAAATTAGGTGAGTCATTAACATTTACAGAAGATTTTTAAAATATGATGTCATTAAAGATAAAAAAAAGAGGGGGTGACGAGGTGTCGTTTAACCCCCAAAAAATATACAGTCGAGTAAAAAGAGCTGCTAAAGGGTTAAACGTTAATGCTGATGAGGTATTCATTAAGGTGATTACTTCTGTTCCGACTGAAGGTGTGATTACCACAAAAGAGTTAGATAAATTGGTTTACGAGATTGCTGCGGCTTATACCGGTAGTCATCACGATTATTCAAGATTGGCTTCTTCGGTGGCTATTTCTGCGTATCATAAAGAAACTGACGAAAGTTTCTGTAATACTATGAAACGTTTACACGAGGATGGAGTTATTAATGACATATTAATTGATACTATTAACGAATATGGTTGGGGGGATATTGATTCTGTAATAAATCACGAGAATGATTACAATTTTGATTATTTTGCGTGGAAATCATTACAGGAAATGTATTTGTTGAAGACTCCACAAGGTGTTGTTGTTGAAAGACCGCAACATATGTATATGAGAGTTGCTTTATGGGTTACTAAATCATTTGAAGAGGCGGTTGAATACTACAATTCGTTATCAAATCAACTTATCTCTCCGGCAACCCCAATTATGATTAATGCGGGAACTAAAACACCTCAATTAGCGTCCTGTGTGTTGAAATACAATAACGGGGATTCAAGACAAGGTTTATTAGACACCTTTAATGATATTTCAACGTATTCATCAGATGCTGCAGGTATTGGATTATGTATGTCTAACATTCGTAGTAAAGAGAGTCGTATTAACTCATCAGGTGGATTTGCCGGTGGTTTATTGAAATACCTAAAGATTGTTAACGAAGGACTGAGATTCTTTAATCAACAAGGTAGAAGACCGGGTAGCGCCGCCATCTACATAGAACCTTGGCATAAAGACATTATGGACTTACTTGAAATCAAAAAGAATACAGGTGCTGAGGAGTTGAGAGCAAAAGATTTGTTTACGTCAATTTGGTTACCGGACAACTTTATGAACGCGGTTAAGAACAATGATGATTGGTACTTATTCTGCCCTAACGACATTGTTAAAGCGGGTATTAAACCATTACAAGAGGCTTACGGTGATGAGTATGAATCAAACTACAACAAAGCGGTTGAACTTGGTTTAGGTAAGAAAGTGAAAGCTCAGACAATTTGGAATAAAATTATTGAATCTCAGGTTGAAACCGGAGTTCCTTACTTATGTTCTAAAGATAGTGCAAACAGAAAAACAAACCATCAAAACATTGGGGTGATTAAACAATCTAACCTATGTAATGAGATTTACCAATATACTGATGAAAACACCACAGCAATCTGTACATTATCATCTATGGTATTGAAAAACTTTATTATTAAAGGTGAGTTTGATTTCAAGTTACTTTACAGTGAGGTTAGAAAGGTTGTTAGAGCACTTAACAAAGTTGTTGACATTAATAGTTACTCAACTGAACAAGGTAGAAAAGGTGGTTTAGAACAAAGAGCGATTGCGATTGGAACTCAAGGTCTTGCTGACGTATTCTTCTTAATGGATTATATCTTCACGACTGAAGAGGCAAAACAATTAAACAAAGAAATTTTTGAAACAATCTATTTTGCTGCAATCACCGAAAGTATGAACTTATGTAAAACAGGTGAATACAAACCATATAAATTCTTTAAAGGGTCACCAATGTCAAAAGGGATATTTCAATTTGATATGTGGGGATTAGATTACGAAGGATTAGGTAGAATGTGGGATTGGGACTCACTTAAATTAGAGGTGTCCAACCACGGGGTTTGTAACTCATTATTTACGGCTCAGATGCCGGTAGCATCTTCGGCTAAAATCACAGGTTCATTTGAAATGACAGAACCGGCTCACTCGGCATTATTTAATCGTCGTGTGGTTGGGGGAGAAATTTTAATTGTTAATAAATACTTAATTAACGATTTTGAAAAGTTAGGTGTTTGGTGTGAGGATTTAAAAAATGAAATCATAATGAATGAAGGTTCTGTTCAAAACATTAACTTTAATCATTATTTGGACACGGAAGATAAGAATTACAATAAAAAGGTAAAAAGAATTGAACATTTAATTCCTAAATATAGAACAATTTGGGAAATATCTCAAAGAGAACTTATTGATATGGCGGCTGACAGAGCACCATTTATTGACCAATCACAGTCGATGAATATCTATATGTCTGAACCAACATTATCAAAGATTTCATCATCTCACTTCCATTCTTGGGGTAAAGGATTAAAAACTCTTTGTTACTATGTTAGAACAAAAGCAATATCAACCGGGGCAAAACATTTGGCAGTTGATATTACAAAAGTACAACAACCAAAGACTATTGAAAAACCAACGGTAGATTTAACACAAAAACCTACTGACACAGAATTTGAGTGTTTTGGGTGTGGTTCTTAATTAAATTAAAATAATTATAACAATAATCACGACTTCGGTCGTGATTTTTTATTTTACTCTATTTATAAGAAATAATTACGACACTATATTTATAGTTATGGCAGATGGAACAACATATGGTTTAACTTTTCCTTTCAGAGAATCTTTTGATGGGAAATACTTAGATTTATCAGATTATAATGACCAAGAGATTAGGTCTAACTTAATACACCTTTTATTAACAAGAAAAGGTAGTAGATATTATTTACCGGATTTTGGGACAAGATTATATGAGTTTATTTTTGAACCATTAGATGGTCCAACATTTTCAGAAATAGAATCTGAAATACGAGAATCCGCGGGAAACTATTTACCGGGGATAACAATAACTAACATTAGTGTCCAAGCCGCCTCAGAGGGTAGTGAAGATAAAGGTAGTTATATAAATGATAACGATGAGAGAATATTTCGGGTACCAAATATGTCGAATAAAGAACATACAGCGAAAGTTAAGATTGATTACACCATCAACAATGATGTGTTTAATAGTAGTGACTTTGTAATTATTAATATATAAAATTATGGCAAACAAGAAAATTTCCTACACAACAAGGGATTTCCAATCAATCAGAACTGAGTTAATTAACTTCACTAAAACGTATTATCCGGACACGATTCAAAACTTCAATGACGCGTCTGTTTTTTCTGTATTATTAGATTTGAACGCTGCGGTAACGGATAACTTACAATTTAACATTGATAGAAGTATTCAAGAGACAGTTCTTCAATATGCTCAACAAAGGTCGTCAGTTTTTAATATAGCAAAAACTTATGGATTAAAAGTTCCGGGTATGAGACCATCGGTTGCTTTAGTTGATTTTTCAATTACAGTTCCTGCTTTTGGGGATAAAGAAGATTTACGATATTGTGGTATTCTAAGAAGAGGGTCACAAGTTAATGGTGCCGGACAAGTCTTTGAAACTGTATATGATATTGATTTCTCATCACCTATTAATGGTGAAGGTTTTCCAAATAGACTAAAAATACCTAATTTTGATTCAAATAATAAATTATTAAACTATACAATTACTAAACGAGAAACTGTTGTTAATGGAACAACAAAAGTGTTTAAAAAAGTAATAACACCTAATGATGTTAGACCTTTTTATGAATTATTTTTACCGGACAAGAATGTATTGGGTATAACTAGTGTTTTGTTGAAAGATAGTACACAGTATACTAATATACCGTCAGTTCAGGAGTTCTTAGGGTTAGATAATAGATGGTATGAAGTGGATGCTTTGGCGGAAGATAGAGTATTTGTAGAAGACCCAACAAAAGTATCGGATTCTCCGGGGATTAAAGTGGGGAAATACATTCAAACAAGTACTAAGTTTATTAGTGAATTTACACCTGAAGGATTTTTAAAAATTACTTTTGGGGGTGGTTCACAATCTGCGGACGAACAGTTAAGAGAGTTTGCAAGAGATGGTTATCAATTAAATCTATATAAGTATTCCAACAACTTAGCGTTAGGTAGTACTTTAAAACCAAATACAACACTATTCATACAATATAGAGTTGGTGGTGGTGTAGGTAGTAATATTGGTGTAAATTCAATTACTCAAATAGGTACAGTATCATTCTTTGTGAACGGACCATCAGATAGTATTAACACAACTGTAGTAAATTCATTAAGATGTACAAACGTAACCGCAGCGATTGGGGGAGCTAATTACCCAACAACTGAAGAAGTTAGAAATTTAGTTTCATATAATTTCTCATCACAAAAAAGAGCGGTAACCGTAAATGATTACGATTCAATAATCCGAACAATGCCTTCACAATTTGGAGCTCCGGCAAAAGTATCAATAACGGAAAACAATAATAAAATTATTGTCCAAATGTTGTCGTATGATGAAACAGGTAGACTAACAGAGGTAATTTCAAACACTTTAAAGAATAATGTTGCAAATTATTTATCAAACTATCGTATGATAAATGATTATGTGTCAATACAAAGTGCTAACGTTATTGATTTAGGATTTAATATTGATGTTGTTTTAGATAATACACAAAACCAAGGAACAGTTATTTCTCAAATCATTACGATTGTTTCGGAATATTTTAATCCGGAAAATAGACAAATGGGTGAAAATGTTAATATTTCTGAATTAAGAAGATTAATACAAAGTGAAAACGGGGTAATTTCATTATCCGATATTCAAGTCTTTAATAAAGTTGGTGGACAGTATTCATCATCTCAAACATCTCAACGATATATTGACAGTACAACTTATCAGATAGGGTTAATTGATGATACAATCTTTGCGGAACCAAACCAAACTTACCAAATAAAATATGCAAACAAAGATATAAACATTAGAGTTAAAAATTTAAAAACGGTTAATTTCTCTTGATAATTTAATCGGTATTCTCTATTTTTAATAAATGGATTATATTACAGATATTTTAACTTTTATTAAAGGGTATAATGGGACTTGGTCTCAATGTTTTGTTGCGGGATTATATCTTAACTTCAGATTGATTTGTTCTTTTATTATTTTTTTGATTTTTTTTAATCAAATTAGGGTAACTAAAAAAGTAACAAAATTTCAAATTTTTTTATTAATAATTGTTAGTTCTTTTATTACTTCAGATATTACCGATTTTAATGAAAGAAGAAAATTAGAAACAATCCAACACCCCCAAGATTATTTTAATAAAAATACCAAAAATTTAGTTATAGTTGTTGAAGGTTCGTTAGGACCATTCAAGGATGTGTCAGGGGCTAATGAGGTTCAAATTGACATTTCTAAGTCGAGGGACTTAGATGGTTTGGGTTTGGTTGAAAGTAAGGTCGAAACTAAAGAGACAAGTGTAATTACATATATTGGAACAAACAACTATAATTTAACGTCCGAAGAGGTTTTTAAAACAGTAAAGTATTTTAGGCTATTTAACCCAACAGGTAAGGTTGTTCTTATTGGACATAGTATTGGTGGGTATAATGTTGCTCAGGTGTTGGATAATTTAAATAAAGAAAAAATTGGTGTTGATTTAGTTGTTTTCTTAGATAGTGCTAACCAATTGTATAATAACTATGATTATCAAATTAAAGATAATGTTGGTTATGTGATAAACTTTATGTCTGTTAAATGGTCGGACAATATGATTTTCTTCACCAATTCAGGGGGACGAGTGTCCTTATTTAAGGATAATCGAATAACTAAAGTCCTTAATGTTGATATTCCTAATACAACTCACACATCTATTGATAACACTGTTCACAAATATGTTATTAGTATTGTTAATAATTTTTTAGAAAAAAAATCAAACCCTATTGATTTTGTTAAACAATATAAGTTTAAACCATAATTTATTTTCAAAAAAAATGTTTTATCTTTTAAAAATGGTATATAAACTATTTATTAAAAAAGATAAAAATGTCAAAATCTTATAGAATAAGAACAAAGGTCGGTGTTGACACTTCAGTTAAAGTATTAATTGACCAAGAGTTCGAACATTTAGAAATATTATCCTTAAAAATATTACAAACAGACATCTATACTAGACAATGTGCTGATTATGGTGTTATTGTTGGACGTGTTAGTGTTAATAATGGATTTGGTGTTCCAAATGCCAAAGTATCTATCTTCATACCTTTAGATAGTAAAGACCAAGCTGACCCAATTATTTCTGAGTTATATCCGTATAAATCATTGTTAGATAATAATGATGATGGTTATAGATATAATTTACTACCCTATAAACCATCATATAGTGCTCACGTTCCTACCGGGACATTTTTCACTAGAACGGATGTTTTAACTAACCCAACTTTAATTGAAGTTTACGACAAGTATTATAAATATAATGCGGTTACAAACGATAGTGGTGATTATATGATTTTTGGGGTTCCTGTTGGTGCTCATCTAATTGTTTTAGATGTTGATTTGTCTGACATTGGAGAATTTTCATTATCACCTCAAGATTTGATTAGAATGGGTCTTGCAACAGAAGCTCAAGTATCCGGAACAAATTTTAAATCATCAAATAATTTAAGAGAATTACCACAAATTGTATCGGTAAATAGAAGTATTGAGGTTGAACCATTATGGGGACAACCTGAAATTTGTAATTTAGGTATAACAAGAACAGATTTTGATTTAAGTAGTGAGGCGAATGTTGATATTCGACCAACATCTATTTTTATGGGTTCTATAATTTCTGACTCAGATACTAACGCATTAAAGTCTAATTGTAAACCAACTAACAGGTCGGGGTATCAATGTAGTTTAACTACGGGTCCCGGTGAAATATTGGCGATTAGACAAACAATACAACAAGATTCTAACGGGTTACCTATTCTTGAAAATTTTAGTTTAGAGGGGGGTGGTAAAGTTATTGATGAAAACGGAACTTGGTTGGTAGATGTCCCAATGAATATGGATTACTATGTAACCAATGAGTTTGGAGAACAAGTTCTTTCAAATGACCCTGAGGTTGGTATCCCAACTAAAGCAAAATATAGATTTAAAGTAAAATGGTCTCAATCACCATCATTATCAGACCTTACTAAAAGAGCTTATTTTTTAGTACCAAATATTAGAGAATATAGTTCCAATCAATTTGAATCGTATGCTTTTAGCGTTGATTGGAATGATTATGGAAATACTCAAATGATTCAAGACGCTATAAATTGTGATGATAAGTTTTACATAATGCAGTATAATAAAGTTTATACTGTATCAGAATTTATATATAATCATAGAGGGGGTAGCGGAAGTGAAAGGTATGTCGGTATTAAAAATATCTTAGAGGAATCTTGTGAAACTGAAAATAATAAATTTCCAACAAATGATGGTAATTTTAGGTTTGACATACTATACATAATTTTTATGTTTTTCAGTAT